CAAAATTTATTCTTGATCAGTTAAACGCTATCGCAAGTGAATTTAATAAAATTTTTAGTCTTTTAACAGATGCACAAATTGGTGCTTCAAATCAAAGAGTTTTTTCTGCTTCTTTTAAAGCACGTTTTGGTATGCAAGCTGAAGCTGTTGACGAAATAACAAAAGCAGTTGAATTATTAGATCCAACTTTTGTAAAAACTGAACAAGATGCTGCAAAACTTTTTGCACAAATAGAAAGAATTTCAAAAGTAATAAAGTTGGTTAGAGGACCAGATAGTTTAAAAGTATTAGATGAAAGAGGTTTACTCGAGCCTTTACTTGAAGCAATAAATCAGCTAGATACAATAAGAGAAAAAGTTAATGAAAACTTAAATACACAAAAGAATTTAACGAGTGAAACTGAAAACACAAATAATAAACTTAATGATACAAATAACAAAATAAAAAAAATAAAAGATAGTACTGATGGTGTTAGTGATGCCTTTAAACAAATTGGCGAAAGTATTGCTCAAGGTGTTTCGACAGCATTAACTGACGCAATATTACAAGCAAGAACATTAGGTGAAGCTGCTAAGGGAATTTTAAATATGATTGCTAGACAATTTTTACAGCTTGGAATAAATACTTTATTGTTTAATGTTTTCGGTGGTTCGACAGGATTATTTAAAAATTTACCAACATTTGCTAATGGTGGGAAACCACCTGTTGGCCGACCATCAATTGTAGGTGAACGTGGTCCAGAATTATTTGTACCATCTTCTGCTGGTACAATAATTCCAAATCATTCTTTGGGTGGTGGTGTTACAAATAATATAGTTGTTAATGTAGATGCGTCAGGCTCGAATGTAGAAGGTGATGAGAGACAGAGCAGAGAGCTTGGCCTCGTTATTTCCAATGCTATACAAGCACAATTAATTCAAGAAAAACGACCCGGAGGTTTACTTGCATAATGGCTACATTCCCATCATTTACACCAAATTATTCAGGTTTTAGAAAAAAATCAAATCCTTTTGTTAGAAATGTTCGTTTTGCAGATGGCTATGAACACAGAGTTTTGTTTGGATTAGCAGCACATCAAAGTCCAAAACTTTTTGATGTTGAATTTAATGAATCAGAAGAAGATGCAGATGTTATTGAAGCATTTTTAGAAAGCAGAGAGAATGATCAAGCAAGTTTTGACTTTACACCACATGGAGAAGCAATATCAAAAACAGGAACTTACAGCCAATCTGGAACAACAATTACAGTTACGATAACAAAACATGGAATTGCTATTGGTAAAACTGTGACTCTTGATTTTACAAGTGGCTCTGCTACAGATGGAACATTTATTGTTGCTACTGCTGTCGATCAAAATACTTTTACTGTCACTGCTGGTTCAAGTGCGACCAATAGTGGAAATGTTACAGCAACAGTTTCTGGTACTAAAAAGTTTGTCTGTGAAGGCTATACAAAATCTATTCCATACAATAATAGAGCAACTATAAAAGCTCAGTTTAGAGAGGTGTTTGAACCATGAGCAGTAGTGTTATAAGTGATATTCAATCAATAAATCCGTCGTCAATTATTGAATTATTTACTCTTACAACAACTGCAGCTTTGCATGGTTCTGATACAACATATAGATTTCATGCTGGTTCAAGTTTAAATGCCAATGGAGAGATAGTTTGGGCTGGTAATACTTATCAAAGATTTCCTGTACAGGTTGAGGGTTTCGCATATCAAAAGGGTCAAATACCAAGACCAACTTTAACTGTAAGTAATGTTCTTGGAACTATTACATCAATACTTTTAACAGTCAACCAAACTACAACAGGAAATGATTTAACAGGTGCAACAGTAACAAGAATAAGAACTTTAGCTAAATTTATTGATGCTGTTAATTTTGCTGGAAATGTAAATCCCTATGGAACACCAGATCCAAATGCAGAATTTCCACAAGAAATATATTCAATTGATAGAAAGTCACAAGAAACAAGAGATGTTGTAAGTTTTGAGCTTGCTGCACCAATTGATTTGGCTGGTGTTAGGGCACCGAAAAGACAATGTACAAGGGCAGAATTTCCTAGCATTGGTCGAATAAGAGTATGAGTTGGAAAGATGTTGCAATGTCTCATGCTAAAGAACAAGACCCAAAAGAGTCTTGTGGTTTACTAATCGAAATAAATGGAAAAGAAAATTATTTTCCATGTAAAAATTTGTCTAATTGGTCAAATCAATGTTTTATTATTGATCCTGTTGATTATGCAAAAGCAGAAGATACTGGAAGAATTTTAGCAGTTGTTCATAGCCACCCAACAACGCAACCAATTGCAAGTCAGTCAGATATGATAAGCTGTGAAGATTCAAAGTTACCGTGGCATATTGTAAATCCGAAAACAGAACAATGGGGTTACTATGAGCCAAGTGGTTATAAGCCACCTCTCATCGGTAGGCATTGGGTCTGGGGTGTTACTGATTGTTGGGCATTAGTAAGAGATTGGTACAAAGAAACAAAAGGAATAGTTCTAAGAGATTGGGAAAGACCAATCACACCCGAAGAATTTATTGCAGATCCAATGTTTGAAAGATGTGCATGGCGTACAGGTTTTAGACAATTAAGACCAGAAGAAAAACTTGAAAATGGTGATTTATTATTTATGTCAATCTTAACTTCTGGCTTGAATCATGTGGCTATTTTTATAGATGGTGATGTTTTACATCATTTAGCCGATAGAATAAGCTGTAGAGAGCCATATAATCAATGGTTACTAAAATGTACTGGCATGAGGTTACGTTATGCTCCGTAAACTTAAACTGTATGGAGAACTGGCTGAGATAACTGGTCACAAGGAATTTGATGTTGCTGTAAGTACAACAGCACAGGCTGTAAGTTTTCTTGTTAATAATTTTCCACAGTTAGAAGGTCATATGTCATCTAGGTATTATCAAGTATTATTGGAAAAAGAAGATGTTGGCATTGATGAATTACATTATCCAATAGGGCAATCTGATATAAAATTTGTACCTGTGGTTTCTGGTGCTGGTGGTAATTTAGGAAGAATTTTGTTAGGAGGTGCTTTAATTGCTTTATCTTTTGGAGCAGGTGGTTTTATAAATATGAACTTAGCTTTTGGAAAGGGTTTTGTAGCTAGTTTTAAAACAGCCAGTTTTGCAGCTAAAGCAGCATTTGGTATTGGTGCTGGCTTAGTTTTATCAGGTGTAAGTGGTATGTTATTTCCTGTACCAAAATTACCAGAATTTAGCTCAGAACAAGATCCAAGATTATCATTTAGTTTCAGTGGTACACAACAAACAGGTCGGGCTGGAACTCCTGTACCTATTGTCTATGGCGAGATAATAACTGGTTCTGTTGTTATAAGTGGTGGTATAGATACAGAACAGGTACAAGTATGACAGATAAAAAGAAAATTATTCGTGGTTCTGGTGGTGGTGGTGGAAGCCCTCCACCTCCTCCGCAGCCTACAAGAACACCTGATACTTTACATAGCAAACAGTTTGCAACTTTTCTTGATCTGATAAGTGAAGGTGAAATTGAAGGAAGTGCATCTGCATCGAAAGAAGGAATAACAGATAAAACATCTACAGCATACAAAAATGCATATCTGAAAGATGTATTTTTAAACGATACACCAATATTAAGATCAACAGCATCATCAACAGATCCACAAGATGTTGACTTTAATTTTCAAGATGTAACATTTAATTCAAGACATGGTACTGCTAATCAAACAAAAGTTGATGGTATAGAAAGTAGTCAATCTACAATACCAGTTGGCGTAACTGTAACTGCTGCAAGTCCAGTTACGAGACAAATTACAAATACAGATGTAGATAGAATACGAGTTTCAATTACATTTCCACAAATACAAATAGCAACAGAGCAGGGAGATTTGTTAGGAGATACAGTTCAGTTTAAAATATCTGTTCAATATAATTCTGGTGGTTTTACAGATATACATACTGATACTGTTACTGGAAGAACTGCTGACGCATATCAAAAAGATTTTTCTATAAAAGTGACTGGTTCTTTTCCTGTCGATATAAGGGTCACAAGAATCACAGCAGACAGTACAAGTAGTAGTACAATTAATTCTTTTCAATGGACAAGTTTTACAGAAATAATTGATGATGCTTCTACCTATGCAAACTCTGCCTATAACGCAATTAGATTAGATTCACAACAATTTAGTTCAATACCATCAAGAAAATTTAGGATTCGTGGAATAAAAGTAAGAATACCGGGTGCTGGTGCATCTAGCTCTGGAACACCAACCGTTGATTCTGCAACAGGTCGTATTGTTTATCCGAGTGGTTATATATTTAATGGTGTTATGGGTGCTGCTGTTTGGACATCTTGCCCCGCAATGATTTTATTAGATTTACTGACAAATACAAGATATGGATTTGGCGATCATATAACAGACAGCAATCTTGATTTATTTTCTTTAGTGACTGCTAGTAAGTATGCAAATACTCTTGTAGATGATGGATTTGGTGGTCAAGAAGCTCGTTTTAGTTGCAATGTAAATATTCAAACATCTTCTGAAGCATTTGATTTAATAAATGAACTTGCTGGTGTAATGAGATGTATGCCGATTTGGTCCTCTGGTTCAATTACTATTACTCAAGATTCACCAAAGGATGCAAGCTATCTTTTCAATCTAAGTAATGTTACATCTGAGGGTTTTAATTATTCTGGCAGTAGCTTAAAACAAAGACATACTGCTGTAGCTGTTTCATATTTTAATATGGACAGTCAAGAAATAGATTATGAAGTTGTAGAAGATAGTTCTGCACAAAGCAAATTTGGAATAATTACAAAACAAGTAAAAGCTTTTGGCTGTACATCAAGAGGTCAAGCTGCAAGATTAGGAAGAGCTATTTTGTTTGCAGAACAAAATGAATCAGAACTTGTAAGCTTTACTACTTCAATAGATGCTGGTTGTGTTGTTAGGCCGGGTGCAATTATAGATATAAGTGACCCTGTTCGTGCCGGTGTAAGAAGAGGTGGAAGATTATCTGCTGTTTCATCAACAACAGTGATGACTGTTGATGATGCTAATGCTTCTGATTTAGCAACAACAAATTCACCTACATTAAGTGTTGTTTTACCAGATGGAACTGTTGAAACTAGAGATGTTTCCACTATTGATTCTGCTGGTGTTGTTACAGTAAGTTCTGCATTTTCGCAAACCCCAAATGTAAATACTGTTTGGCTTTTACAAAATACAACAGTACAAGCACAAAAATTTAGAGTAATAACTGTTGAAGAACAAGATGGTATTAATTTTTCAATTACAGCACTTTCTTATGTTGAAGGAAAATATGATTTTATTGAAGATGGTTCATCATTACCAACAAGAACTGTATCAGTTTTAAATGAACTTAAGCCACCTCCATCCAACCTTTCTGCTGTTGAAACAATAGTTCCTATTAATAATCAAGCTGTATCAAAAATATTTAT